TGCCAGCAGACTGGTCGGCCACCGCAGGCGACAATGTTTTCGGCAACCTGAACGTGTGGATTCCGAACTACTCCAACACCACCAACTTCAAGCAAGTTCTGTTGACTTGTGGCTTCAGCCCCGCCGACGCACAGAACTATGTGTGGGGCGAATATGTGACGGCAGGACTCGTTCAGATCACGGGTGCTATCACCGCCGTTACCGTCACTATTGGTGGTTTGGGTAGCGGCATCGCAGAGTTCAGTACGTTCACCCTCTACGGAGTAACAGGAGCATAGAAATGGCAAGACAGAAGATCGTCAACGGGGTCTACTACGACCTGACAGCAGAAGAAGAAGCGGCTTTGGACGCACGGGCTGAGGCTGCCGATCTGGACCTTTCTGACATCCGCATCCAGCGCAACGGGTTGCTGGCTGCTTCTGATTGGACTCTGATGGTTGATTCAGCGTTGACTGATGAGAAGAAGGCTGAATGGACCACCTATCGTCAAGAACTTCGTGACTACCCGGCACAGTCCGACAGAGTTTCGACACTACCGGCGTGGCCTACGCCACCTGACTAGGAGTAGATCATGGCTGTACAGATTCAACTAAGGCGAGACACCGCCGCCAACTGGACGACCAACGATCCCACGTTGGCCGCAGGCGAGTTCGCTATCGAAACCGATACCGACAAGTACAAGATCGGTGACGGTTCGACAGCGTGGACTTCGTTGTCCTATTCGTCGCTGCCCAGCAACGTACTGCCACTTTCTGGTGGCACCATGTCGGGGGTGCTGGTAATGGCTGATCAGATCGTCCAGAAGCCAGTCCTCAAAGACATCGGAGAAACCACTGTTGCCAACGCAACATCAGGAGCGACCGACACGATCGATTTAGAGGATGGGAACGTCCATAACGTGACGTTGACGGCGAACTGTACGTTCACCTTCTCCAACCCGCCTGCTTCAGGAACATCGGGAACATTCACTCTGTTCCTCAATCAGGATGGGACTGGTTCCCGCACGGCCACTTGGCCGGGTTCGGTGAAGTGGGCTGGTGGAACCGCGCCAACTCTTACAACCACTGCTAGTCGTACAGACATCCTTGTCTTTACGACCATTGATGCCGGAACGATCTGGTACGGAGCGGTTAGCGGGCAGGACTTCTCGTAATGACAGTAGGTTCCGCCAAGTTCGGGTTAATGGCAGCCGCCGGTGCTGGCGGTGCCTTTACGGCGTTTGGTGGGATCATCACGCAGTACGTGGATTCTGGTACGACGTATCGTGTTCATACGTTCCGTGGGTCAGGCAAGTTCTATGTTGCCAGCGGGTCGGCTGATGTGGATTATCTGATCGTCGCAGGTGGCGCAGCGGGTGGCTCCCAATACAACTGGAATCTGATGGGCGGCGGTGGCGGTGCTGGCGGCATGTTGACAGGCACGGGCGTAGCCGTGAGTGCTGGAACGTACACAGTCACAGTCGGCGCAGGTGGACGCTGGACCGAGAACGTCGTGGGCGCTAGTGGTGGCAACAGTGTTTTCAATTCGGTGACGGCCACAGGCGGCGGCGGCGGCGGTAGTTCATCAACCGCTGGTACTGCGGGTGGGTCTGGCGGTGGGGGAGGTAACGCTACTTCGGGAGATGGCCGTGATGGCGCAGGTACCGTCGGTCAAGGAAATGACGGGGGTACTGGTGGAACCGCTATAGGTTACGCATCTACGTCGTTTGGTGGCGGTGGTGGTGGTGGAGGCGCAGGTGCCGCTGGGGCCGACATCACGGGGTCCGCAGATGAGACTGGCGGTAACGGTGGTAATGGTGCCACGGGCTACGGGATCACAGCGACCGCACCGACCTATGCAGGCGGTGGCGGTGGCGCTGGTACGGGTGTGGCGACTTCGGGAGGATTCACTTCGGGAATAGGAGGTTCAGGCGGCGGCGGTGGTGGCTACTCTGGTGGACCCGCCCACGCATGGGCTGTGTTCGCTGTTCCTAACACTGGTTCGGGTGGTGGTGGCGGTGGCTACGACGGTGGCGCTACGGGTGGCACTCGTAGCGGTTCTGGTGGTACAGGTATCGTGATTATCCGATATGTCGATCCGAGTACCCTCTAATGGCTGATCCCTCCTACATCGTTGATGGTGTTCTCACTGACGGTGAGGCATGGGTCGGCCTCGCCACGACGACGGTTGCTGGCACATCGACTGCGACAGTTACGTTCACCAGTCCCGACGACGGGAGTTCCACCGACTGGTCCCAGTTCATGGATCTCGTTCTCATCTGTCACGCAGCGGGTGAGGCTGTCGGTGGATCGAATGCGTCGTATGTCCGGTTCAACTCGGACACGGCCAGCAACTATGACTACCAATGGTTTTACGGCTATGGGGGTTCGGTAACGGCGGCGAGTGGAACGACCAACTTGATGTATTGCGATGCGGCGCTGGGTACTGCTTCCCCTCAGCCTTGGGGTGCGGGCGTGTTCACCATGTTCGACATCAACTCAGGGAAATGGAAGTCAACGCAGACTCAAGTGGGTGGCGAACAGGCCACAGTGGGCATGACGGCTCTCTATACGGGAACTTGGAAGTCGCAGGCGGCGGTAAACAGGATCGACATTGCCTGCGGCTTCGACTACTTGCCGGGTTCAATGTTCTCGCTATTCGGGATTTTACCAAGGATGGTGACCTGATGGCTGATATTGAGGCCATAGCCACAACGTATGTGGAGGCTGCATCGTCTACGGTTATCCAGTTTGGCGCTGCGGGTGATTTGCTCCCCACCGATTACAAGCATCTCCAGATTCGCATCTCAGGTAAGACCATAGGGACCACTTACAACGACCGTATTCAGGTCCAGTTTGCCTACGGGTCCACACCGACGTTTATCACGAGTGGCTACTCGTTTTACTACATGATTGGGGCACTCACTGCGAAGACGGCTGGTACTGGTCTGAGCCAAGCGGCAATCAACTTCTACTACCTGACCCCCAGCATCCCCGCCAAGTACAAAACGGTGGAATATTCGACTCACGTCATGGACATTCGTGACTATCAAAACGGTTCCAAGAACACGACAGCGACGATGACGACGTGTGCCACGCCAGCGCAGACGAGTGTTTCTGGTGTGTGTTACGGGTCAGGGATGGTGGATGACGTTCGGGCGGTGACCGCTATCAAACTGAGTTCGGTTTACGCTTACTGGTCCCGTGGCACAGAAGTCACCCTCTACGGACTGAAGGGCTAGATCATGGCTGCCTTCACGATGATTACAAACACTGAGGTTGGCGCATCGGGTATCAACAGGATTGAGTTCGATCCCATAGCGGGAACATACGACCACCTCTACATCACGGCATCGCTACGAACCAACACCACGGGTGCCCACCAATGGGACGACGTTCACCTCCAGTTCAACGATGACACGGCTTCTACTAGCAGTTACACCGACATTGAGTGCAGCAGCGTCAGTCCTGTGGGTGGCGCTCAGGCTAGTGGCCTGCGGGTGGGGCGGGCTACGAACGCAGACGCAGACGCAGACTTTTTCAACCCGCTAGAGATTTGGATTCCCAACTACGCTGGCACGGATGGCACGAAACCGGTTATCGCCAAAAGTACTGTGGTGGGTGATGCTTCTTCCGTTACTTATTGGAGGATGCACGTCACGTCGGGAGTGTGGAGAAGCACCGCTGCCATTACCGCAGTTGATTTGCATTTAGCCAGCGGAACCGATCTATTCGTTCAATATTCAATAGCCACGCTGTATGGCGTGACAGGAGCAGTATAAGCATGGCTAACCCTATGAAGATTGTGAACAACGTCTACATGGAGATGACGGATGCGGAGGTCGCTCAGGGCAATGCCGATGCTGAGGCTGCCGATCTGGACATGAACATGGTCAGATCGCAACGCAACGGGATGCTGTCAGCAGCAGACTGGACACAGATCGGTGACGCCTCCTTGGGTGACCACACCGCTGAGGAATGGCGCACTTACAGGACTGCTTTGAAGGCCATCCCTCAGACATACAGCCGTGTATCTGAAGTTGTATGGCCTGAAGACCCACCCACCGCGAAGATAACCCGCAAGGTGACCGCAGGTGAGGCTGCCCGGCAGTCATCCATCGACGGCGGTGACACTGCCGAAGAGGCACAGACCGCTTACGACACGGCTTACGCCGCTACAGATTAGGATTAACTAATGGCTGTACAGATTCAACTCAGGCGAGACACCGCCGCCAACTGGACTTCTGCTAACCCCACGTTGGCCGCAGGCGAGTTCGCTATCGAAACTGATACGGATAAGTACAAGATTGGTGACGGGTCCACAGCATGGACTTCGCTGGGTTATTCGTCGCTGCCCGCTGGTACGGCCACGATAGCCAGTCCGACGTTCACGGGAGTGCCTGCCGGTCCTACGGCATCAGCGAACACCAATACAACTCAGTTGGCTACGACAGCGTTCGTTATGACTGAGGTTGGCGACTATCTACCTCTGGCTGGTGGCACTCTTTCGGGGGCGATTGTCGGCGCAGATCAGATCATCAGCGCCCCAGTCCTCAAGGACATCGGGGAAACCTGTGTTGCCAACGCGACATCAGGAGCGACAGACACGATTGATTTGACTGACGGCAATGTTCACAATGTGACATTGA